CCAAATCTGCAAAGAAGCTCATAGGTACCTCCGTACAGCACGAGCCACTAAAGCGGCATCAGCAATCTTCGGGGCCGAGGCCCGGAGGTTAGCCAAGACGATGCCTGTTGGATCTGAACGTAGCGAATCGAGATGACCGTGGTGCACTCTGCGCTTTCGCGTCTTCCGCTCTTCACGCCTGGGGCGCCTTTTTTCCGTAGACAGGTACTGAGCGGTTCGCTTCGCTGAATAAATCCGCAACTTACCCTGGCGTGTAATGCTCATGTAAGCGTTGCGGGGTAGGTTTTCACGGTCCCGTGGATGTTGACGGACCGTATACCGCTTCCTGACTAAAGGCTCATGGGTACGCCTTAGCGGAACCGTAATATGACGCGTGCGACGCTGTCGCTGGAACGTCGCAGGCGCGTCTAGCACCGTCGGTGCCTTATCTGCAATACTGCGTGGAACTAGAATACTCACTGAGACAGTGTGACCGTGTCGTTTTGTACGTCCACGTCTGCGTGCCATTATAGATATCCTGCTCGCCGTTTTGCTTTCAGTTCGAGTAGCCTGGCTTTGCCGCGCTTCTCGGCTCGCGGCACGACTTGCGAAACCGGGTCCCCTGAGTCATACAGACTCATCTCTTCGTCTGTCCATCTGGCTTTACTGAGACTGTTTGTCTTCAAAGCCCCCAGTTTCACCGTTAGTTTGTGGCGTTGGTACTGTGTCATGGGGAACGTGTGGCGCCCAACTCTGTAAAATCCGGGCGACGTAATCATCGTCTGTTTCGTCTTTTTGTCTAAGAAACGGGAATCCGGCAGACATTGTTGCTGCCGCTTGAGCGCGTCTGCCAGAGTGTCGAAGGCGATACGCCCTAAAGGCGGTTTCCTTGAAGAGATCGAAAATTCGGGTGCACGACCATCCGGTCGCTGCGCATCCGACGCGAGTTTCTTCGTAGTGTATCTCGCCGCATACCTTGCACGAGCTGGAGTGAGCTCGGATAGCTTCACGAATCCGTGATTCCAACTTCGACATATCTCTTCCTCCATCATCAAGTTTGTTCCGAACAACACACAGTGGTAATGCGCTCTATCTGTGTGTTCACCATATTCACCTACTATATAGTATCGGACAGGCGTTGTCAAGTGGTATCGAAGTTTTTTTACAAACTTTTGTACATCTTTTACGTTTACACCTAGCTCTGGTTCTTCATCGTATGTTAGCGTGCCGAATACGCTTGACTCATGCACGCTTGCTTCCATTAGTATTTTGCCGGTCCATTCTTCCCTTCTACGGATCCGGCAACCCATGCACTGGCCGCATGGGTGCTGGTACCTAAATTGAACACCGTTAAGCGTTCTCTTTTTCATCTGGAGCTGACTGCATGTCATCTTCCGTTGCTTCCGGTTTTTCGTCACTATTTACAGTACCCATCAAGTTAGGGGTACTGGCTTCTTCCGGAGGCTCTAAGAGGACCTCTTCTTGCATCTCGCTAAGCTCGTACGGTGACGTCCACTCTTCTTCGTCTGGAACGTCGAAGTCATCCGCTTCGTCGAACGTTTCCATTTCCTGGCTTGCTGCCTGCCGGGAAAGCTCATTCCTGACCATGTCTTGCAGCTGCTCGGCGAGGGTCGGCGGTCTTTGCATTGCGCCGATGGAAAGCGGAGTGGGGTCAGGTTGCTCGCGACCTTTGCTTCGCACGATTGTGTCCATAGACCATAGGCCGGTGCATACCACTTCAATGTCCGTTACCTCTGACTCTCTGCCGATGTTCACCACTACTCGACGACCATCACCCGTAAGGGGTGGGTAGATTTCGATGTCGTCACCGGCCTGATTTTGCCCTCGAACCTGGATGTCCGACTCTGCCTCCATGTTGATACGAATAGGAGGCACGACACCAAATTTTCGGTTTCCTGAGAAAATCATATGATTCTCCCTGCAGCTGAACGTCCTACCATACGACGAGCCTGAATCGAGTGATTTACCATGCACCAGTACTTGTGATTTGACGTCTGGTCCGCGTGGATTCGGTCGTCCGGATCACACTCTATGAAGCTCTGGTTTAATGCAGGCGCCGACGAGAAGATGCGTGCTTGGTGCCAGTAATCGAAAGTGCCTCGGAAATTGCCAGAAATCTGGCTTGGCTGTTCTCGATACTCGCGGTATCGGTCGGCATATCCAAAAGTGTCATCGCCTGAGCCAGCAACTGTAGCGTACACTTCCTTGTTGGTGATTTCTTGCTGGCCAATGTGTTCCAGCTCCTTCTGGTAATAATCCTCCTTGGTCTGTCTGAGCCAGTGGCGTGGAACCGCATTCGCGTAAATGGTCTTCGGCCTAATTGACATCAGCGTGAGGATGTATCCGTGTTCCTCGAAAAAGCGGCGATAACGCCTCGAGCGCAACGCTGCAATACCGTGGCCCTTAAGTTCGCCGACCTCAGACGAACTAGCTGCCTCTGGAGCTGTCTGCAGGACCTCGCTGAATGCAATAGTCTGTCTACCTCCACCGAGATACTCGGGTCTCTGGAGTCGCGCATCGCTTGGAGTAACACCACAGTATCGTAAATACTCGGTATATCGACTTCCGTATCTAGCACGAGCTTCCTGATACCTTTGGAGAGCGAATGCCTCCCGTAGCTCATTGACATTGACTCCTGTAGCCGCGGACAAGTCTGCGTACACACCTGGGTAATTAGCGTTATCCGGATCTTCTTCAATGAAGAAGTTTTTCGTAGCGCTATCAGATTGCCAGTATTCCGCAAATGACGTGGATGACGTCGCGCCGGTTTCCCTGACGGTGACTGGACCAGTTAGGGGAGTCGAATCGACTGTCCCTAGTCCGAACACCGGCGCTTTGGTTCCAATTGGGACCGTAACTTCTCCGCCTTTCTGCGGCCAGGGTCTTGCGGACGTGTAGTAGTCTTTTTCCCAAGCAATCTTTTTGATAGTAGCATCAGTGAGCGCAACTTCCGTGACTAAGTCCTGGTCACGATAGAACTCATTGTAGATGTGATTGTATGCCCTCAGGGGGAGCTGGTTGTACGGAAACGCATTAACATTAGGGATGCCTAAGTAATCCGTGATGTTACCAACACCGGTACCTGACACCGTACCTTGCGGAACCGTAGCCGAGCTTACGCCCGTGATGAAGTCTTCCCACTCATCCCAAGTGTGCCTGTTCGGCACGAACCAATGATGCATCCTGACCGTAATCGGGTGCATAACTGGAGCGACGAGGGGTGAGACACGCAACAGAGCCGACGTTTGCTGCTGAATTGTGTCGCCGGGTAGAACCTCAATACAACCGACCGGGATAAGCCTCCCGGGATCGCAGGTTAAGAGCCTGTAATGGCTCAGACTATGCTTATGCCTTTTCACATTCGGTACCCTATAGCCATGTAGCGACGTGGTGAAGAACGCCGACCACGGCGTACACTCCGACGACCGCGGAAACTCCGTACACGATAGCCGCGACGACGACCAAAACGCGCGCGTCCATATCTTCGTCTCCTCACTGGTAGTACCTCCACACTGGATTCCGGAGCTTACTCTGCTCCCGTTTAATCCGAGCTCTGTCTTTCGCTCGGCGCTTTTGCAGCATACGCCGCAATCCTGGGTTGGCAGCGCGGGTTTTCTCCCGCTCTATCCGCCGTTTATCTTTGAAACGACGCTCTCTAAGAATTCTTGGCAGGTTTGAACGAAAATCACGCATGAACCGATTAACGCCGTAAATTTCACCAACAATACCGCCATACTGGTCTTCCATTTCCTGCTGTCCCACACTGGCTCCGGTTTTCCATTTGTATCCGGAGGGGTACGGCAAGGTTTTTTCGGCGAACAGTCCGGGGTTGTTCTGCCCAGATTGCGAGAGCTTCGCAATCTGAGCCGCCATGAGTTGCTGTCGCATGAAACTCTCTTCTCTCTGTGCGGCAGCCAGCGCAGTTCTAGAATCACTTTCACGGACCGAGGCGGCATCGAGTACGCCTTGCCGCGCCATCTGCTGGCGTTGTTGTTTTTCCCTCTCACGCCTTGCGATGTAGGAACGACCGGCCGACGTCACCGCGTCGCCTATGCCGGTGGCAAGACCACCGGCAACAGCATCGCGAGGACCAGAACCATAAGTAAGAACGGGACTATTAGTCCCAGCGCCGAGGGCGTAGAGGGGGTGGATTCCTGCTCTTTTTGCATCATCTACTCTCCATCTGATCGAGTGTTGCATCGGCGTGTAGTCGGGGACTGGCTTAGGCGTTGCCTTTGACTTTCCTCCGAACAGTCCACCAATTATAGGCCCTGCAGAAGCAAGAGCCAAATCTGCAAAGAAGCTCATAGGTACCTCCGTACAGCACGAGCCACTAAAGCGGCATCAGCAATCTTCGGGGCCGAGGCCCGGAGGTTAGCCAAGAC